ACTCGCAGGGTGTTACTTCCAACGGAAGCCGATCTCTGTAATGCACTTGGATTAACAAAAGAAGAATATTTTCAATTTTTAGAAGGTGTAGCAGCAAAAGTAAAAGAACGACCAGAAGCATATAATTTAGTTCCTGACTTAGTGAATGGTCCTTTAGTAGTTGCTATTCCGTATGCAAATGCTGGCGCGTTAACACTCCTTGGACAATTTGTTGTTGGTGTTGCTTTAAGTGTTGTTGCATATCTTTTAACACCCAAACCCCCAAGCATGAAGCAAGGGACAAACGAGAGAACTGCTGACAAGGCAGGTCTTAAGCGTTTTGCTCCTCAATTTAGTTTTAATAGCGTTCAAGATTTAGCAAATTTAGGTGATTTAATTCCTCTTGTTTTTGCAAATAGAGATCAAAACTCTAATGGTGGGATAAGGGTTAATTCACAATTGATGTGGTCACAGCTTGTTAGTTTGGGCCGCTATCAACAATTAAAATTACTTGGTTTATTTTCTTTAGGAACAGTTGAACAAGAGCCAGATTTTGATGGATATGCAATTGGTGATTTATTAATCAATAATTACCATGCAAAAAAGATTTATAAAGATGGAGATAATATTCCTTTTTTAACTTCTGGAGGAATATTTACGGGAGCAGCTACAAATATTTTTAGAGTGGATGATGAAAGATATTTTTCAGGAACAAGAAACCCAACAACACAGGCAACTTTTGGATTAAGTAATCCAATGCCTAACATGACTTATTATAAATTACCTTATGAATTAGTTAGAACTTCTAGTAATCCTGATACTGACGAAGAAAGACCAGCAGGAAGAATAACTCTCAAGAAAAGAAGAAAACTTCTTGGATCGTGGCCTGTAAGAGCAGGTTTTAGAAGTGGTGGTGATGCTCTTCAAAGAAGTGGTGATAAAGATTTAGCGAAAGGAGATATTATTGAATATCAAATATTAGGTAGTGGAGATTTAGATGAGAATTTATATGAAGGAATTGGTTATCAACAAAATATAGAAACTTTAGAGTTAACAATGGAACCGCATGGACTTGATGATGTTAACGCTGCTGTAAAAACAATCAGAGAAACCACTGATGCTGCCATTACAGAAGATGAGCAATATATGGCAGGTACAACTTTAGTTAATTGTTATCAGATAAACGAATCAGATCAACAATGGAATGGCATTCCTTGGTCTGGTACGTTTCATAGGCATTATTATTTTGAAGTACTAGAAGAAGGTAGATACCATGCAAGTCCTTCGGAAAGATTAGATGGCAACCATACAAGTAATCCTAATTGGGATACAAATGGTAAATTTTTTACTGTTAGACCAACTCGATTAGATAGGGATGATCACTTTTATTATGAGCAAATTTATAATGAATTGTATGAACCACATATAAGGTATGCACTCCAAAAAGCAACTTTAGGAACAATCTCTAATAATAGAAAATGTGATATTACTGAAATAGGAATTAAGTCAAAAGTTTACAAACAAATGACTTTTGCAAATGTAAACAGCAAGCCTGAAGAAGATAAAATATATGAAGTTTTTGATAACAAATCTACTTTAACTTTAGGACAAGTTAATAAATATATTACTAGATTTAGTTTCTTTAAGTTACAAGTAAAAATTGATAATGTATGGACATGGTTGCAACCTGACACTACAAGCTATGCAAATCATTCTGGTTTGTTTTGTGTTAAAGGTAATACTCCTGAATTTCAATATAACTATATAAGAATAGATCACCCTGGTAGAGAAGAATATGAGTTTAGATTTTTCCCTTGGCCTGGTAATGATGTAATAAAGGATGTAATTGCTCTTGAAAACAAACCAACCTCTCCAAAAGTTAGAGTGTGTTTATTAAATGCAAATAAAGCAACTAATGTTGGTGAGTTAGAGCAGTTTTCATCCAATACTTTTACTGTTAGATTTGCAGGAAAAAGAAATTATGCTTTAACTAAAAGTATTTTAAGTAATCCAGAATGGAATTTAGGACATCCAAGTAAGAATTTAGTAGCAGGATCTTCTAGTACAGTTATTGGTTTTAATAAATTTCATGTAGCTAATTATGATAATCCTTCTGCATCTAATCTTCCTACAACTTATCCAACTGTTCAAAGATGGGTGAAAGCTTCTCATCGAGATTATGGAACTATTACTGATGGAGTTTCTAGGCCATTTGAAGGCCCATACCATGACACAATTATTGTTCGTTTTGATAACTATCCAAGGGCAGGAAGAATTACATGGAGTTTATACATTAACCCAAGCGATGTAACCGCAGGAACTCAAGGATATGATGGCAACGCTTATTGGGGTTCTTTAGAAACAGGAAGTAATGTCGATGCTGTTCTTAATACTCCAGCAACGGAATTTCATTATAATTATGGAACAAATGGAAAAATATTTGGAGGCAAATTCCATCCTGTTTTAGTTGGAGGACAACATCCTTTTAGTCAAAGTACTTGGTATTACGTTAGAAAAGAAGAACAATATGGAACGATTGCAACTCCTGTAATTGATTTGTCGTCTTTATCTCTTGCAAATAAAAACAATTCAGATGATGGTTCGGGACTGAAAATTAGTTTAAAAGTATGGACAAACTTACCTGATAAAGACAGGTATTATTCTCTTTGGGATTTAGTTGACCCAGGTTCAAATTATACAAATGGAGACAAAGTTGTAATCCCTGCTCAATATTATGATGGAAGTTTGCTTGTTCGAGAGCAAGAATTAATTTTAGAAGTTGAATCAGGCGAACGAGCTTATAGCGATGACATTGAACATAAATTAAATGTATATGATGCTGCTGCTGATTTTTGGAAATATGAAGGAGATAAATCTAGTCATTTAGAAGGCCCAGAACATTCCATAACGTATGTAAATGAAATAATAAAAGATACAGAAGATCAAGCAACATACGAAAACTTAGCTTATGCAGGATTAAGAGTTAATAGTTCAAAAGAATGGACAAACTTTAGTCAGTTTTCTGCTTACTTTAAAAAAGGAATTAAGGTAAAAAGTTTATTAGGTGGAGTTGATAGAGCTACATCTTTATTTCCTGAAATTGCTTATGCGTTATTAACAGATGAAAAACTTGGTGCTGGTGCTGTTATCAATGTTGATTCTGTGAATGAGACAAATATGACTGTTGCAGCTAATTTTTGCAAAGCAAATAGTTTTTTCTGGGACGGAGTTATTTCAAATAAAGTTAATTTAAGAGAATTTATTTTTGAGCAAGGAACGCATTGTTTATTAGATTTTACAATTGTCGGAGGACAATTTAGTTTATATCCTTCTGTTCCTTTTGATGAAAATACTTATGAAATGAAGAATGATAAAGATGTTGTTATTAAAGCGATGTTTACCGATGGCAATATTAAAGATTTACAAGTAGCTTTTCTTGCTCCAGAAGATAGACAAACTTTTAAAGCAAATGTTATTTATAGAAATGAAAAAGAAAACGGATTTCCAGAAAACAATTCTATAGTTGTACGTTTTCATGGAACAGAATATAACGACGATCCATTAGAAACTTTTGATTTAAGTGGTTTTTGTACTAGCAGCAAACATGCAAAAACTTTTGGGAAATATATTTTAGCAACAAGAAAATTCGTCGATCATACAATTACATTTAAGACGGCTCCTCATTTTATTAATGGTGTTCAGCCTGGAGACTACATAAGAGTATTTTCAACAACTCAACATGTTCAACGATTTAATAACGGTGCAATTCTTGCTGATGGAACGGTTGTTAGTAAAGATACGATTAGTGGAAGCAAGACATTTTATTATTGGAATCCTTCTGAAGAAGTAGTAAAAGAAGCTACTGAAAATTTTTCCAACCCATTACCTGCTACTTATCGAGGTTCTTTATTTACGATTAAAGAATCTGAAGCTTCTGATCAATGCTATAAGGTTGAGAATATTACGTTTGGAGAAGATGGATTAATCGAACTTTCTGGATCGTATGCAGAATTGGATGGAAACAAACTAGCTATGTTGCAAAGATGGGATGATACTGATGTAAATAATCCCTTGTTTGATTATGACTTGGAGTAACTAATGGCAACAGCACAACCATTTCCTACCGTTAAACCAACTTCCAGAAGTTATAACCCTGGAACGTATCCAAGTACCACGTTTGAATCGTTAGATGGTACAAAAACACATCTTCGTTTTGGTAATAAACGAGTTAATGCAACTTTGACTCTTGGTTTTTCAAATATTACTGATGCTGAAGCAGCTTTAATTCTTGAAAATTATGAGGATGTTAATTCTACTTGGGATTACGTGACTTTTACTTCTACTGATGGTGTTGCTGGTGTATCTGATAGCAAGGAAGTTGATGGTCAAACAAATCCTGCTAGTAGTCTTCAATCTTTAGTAAAAGAAGGTGGTGCTGGACTTTTATGGAGATATTCAGAGCCTCCAAAGGTTACAAGTGTCTACCTAGGAATAAGTAATGTTAGTTGTAGTTTTGTTGCTTGCCTAGATGCACCTTAGAATAAACGCAATGTTCAGATTTTAGGTCGTGGCTTTTTATAGCGGAAAAGATGGTCAGCTTTACCTAGATGACAGTAACTCTGTCTCTGCAAGGGTTGAAAGCTGGTCATTAACTGCAACTCAATCAACTCTTGATACAACCTCTCTTGGCGATACAGATCGCACTGTTATCGCTGGTTTACGCAGCATGAGTGGCAATTGCACAGTTGCTTACTACAGCGATGCAAGTGGAACTAGCGATGCAAAAACATTGTTAGATAAAATTATTAAGGC